TCGAAGCCGGAGGTGAAGTATCAGAAGAATCGCAAGGCTTAGAAGGCGCACGTAATATGTTTCAAACATCACAAAGATTAGGAGAAGTTATATAATGGCTGTACAAGAAACCGTAGCACGACCGGCACCTTTTGTAGAACAACTAGGAAAAGATTTAGCAACACAAGTAACGGCACAAACGGCCATACCTGTTGTTGCACCAGGCACAGGTGGTATTACACAGTTAGCAGGTGAAACAGCAGGACAATTCGATGCTAGACAAAAAGCTGCTCAACAATTTGATATTAGAAAACAAAGTTTAGCTGGACTTGCACCACAAGTAGAAGGTTTAAGTCAATTAGAAAAAGATGCTAAAACTGCAGCACAACAAGGTATTGGATCGTTTCAACCATTCTTAACACAAGCACAAATAGCTTCTGGTGCAGCTGTATCACCACAGATTGCAGAACAATTTATGTCTCCGTATCAACAACAAGTTATTGATACAACATTAGCTGACTTTGATAGACAAGCACAAATGCAAGAACAACGGATCAGGGACCAAGCAGTAGCTGCTGGTGCGTTTGGTGGTGGAAGAGAAGGTGTATTACAATCAGAATTTAGAGCAGGAAGCGATAGAAATAGAGCTGCATTACAAGCAGGATTATTACAACAAGGATTTGGTCAAGCACAAGCATTGGCAGCACAAAGATTTGGTCAACAAACAGGTTTAGCGGGTATGCTACCACAATTACAAAGAGCAGATGTATCAACTTTAGGTCAGCTGGGCGCGCTAGACAGAGGGTTGACTGGAATCATGGGTGGCTATCCTGGTCAAACACAAACAACTAACATACCAAACCCTACACCACTACAGAATGCTTTAGCAATAGCTTCAACAGGAGCTGGTATCTACAAAGCATTAGGTCAAGGTTCAGCAGGGTTTCAAGGCATAGTACAGTAATGAACAGAACTCTTAGACGACCAATGTTTAGAATGGGTGGCTCTACCAACGAAGGTATTACTTCTGGTTTAGATACACCTAAAAGAGGTTTGGTAGATGGACCTGGTAAGTATTCTCAACCTGAAAAATTAAAACTAGACTATAACATTTCTCAAATGTTTCCCACAACAGCAGAAATGGATGAAGCTAGAAAGTATTACAAACCATATTTTGAAAGACCAGAAGGTGAAGGACTGTCAAGATTTTTAATTAACTTTGGTTTAAATCTTGCATCAACACCACCGATGGGTAAAGGTTTTAGTGGTTTGATATCTACAGCAGCTGGTGCAGCGAAAGAACCTACTAAAGAATTGTTTGAAGATTTAGATAGAGAAAAATTACAAAAGAATGTAGCAGATGCTGATCTGTTTAAAACTATTATGGAACAGAAAGGAAATATACTTTCTGAAGCTGCTGGTAGTGATCAATCAGCAGATGTATTTAAAGATCAAGCTATGATGGCAGAACTTGCAAAAGTTGTGCCACAAATATCTGAAACACTTGAAAAATTAAAAGCAGATCCAACTAATCAAGATTTAAAAGACAAATTACAAATTTTAGAAGGACAGAAAAAAATTATATTAGGTGATGATCCTATTGCTGAAGCATCATTAGAAATATTTGTTAAGTCTCCACAAGGAGCAACTGTATTTAGCACTGAAAGAAAGAAACTATTAGCAGCTAATCCTGAAAAATATCAAACAGACACTGGTATTAATGAAGTTTTATTAACACAAGATACAATGCAAGTTATCCAACAAATACTAAGAGGCTTCTATGCTGAAGGTGGTAGAGTTGGTTTAATGAATGGTGGCGGAGCAGACATGGGAGCTAATAAAGTTACCGAAACTGCTACTACACCAGAGCCTATATCTTCTACAAATCAAATGGACTTTCAAACTTTAAGAGCTAGATTGCCAAAAGAAATTACAGATGACATAGTAAAATTATTATCAGTTAGTCCAGAGGCTTTTGAAGACTTTGCAACTATACAAACTCAACAGGATGTAGATACGTTTAATAAAAAATACGACGTAAATTTAGTGTTACCGGCGGAGGCATAACATGGCCGAAATAAAGCCTTACGAGCGATATAAGAAAGATAAATCAGCAAAAGAAGAACTAGAAATATTTAAAAAAGATTTTTATGATTCATTACAGGGTGTGGGTGAACCAACG